CACCTGTAATCGCAAAAGCAATACCAGTTGAAAAAGCCAAACCGTAAGTACTTATGATTTCAGCCAAATTGATACTTTCTGCATTACCAGCTACGGCATTTCCAGGCAGAACAACAGTCCAAATCGGAACATCTGTACCTACTGTTGGGGCAGAAGCCTTGTTATAAAATTTTAAGAATCTATCCGAAGTGGTCAAATTTATAGCTTGGCCACCATATAATCTGCCAATAGAAGTTTTCAAAGAAGTTGCATTAGTAGTTGCAGCAGCCAATAATTTAAATGGAGTTAAAGGTCCAATACTTCCAGGGGATGGAGTTAGAGCAATGTAACCAATACCATTAGATCCAGGAGGCAATGCCGGCAAAGTATTCACATTAACAGGCAAACCTTGCGAACCGTTTTGAGCACCTGAAGCTTCAGTAATTTGCACAGCTTGGGTTTGGTTATCCATAACCAAAATACGAGCAATGACAACAGTAGTAGAAGACGCAGGAGTTCCGATATTACGGAACCGCATCAACAACTTATAAACTTTAGTATCGTTAGGAACTTGCGAACTCAGTCGAAGAGTATTGGCAGTTTTAGGGGCAGCAGTATCAATCACAGCAGATTGAGCGTGCATATCTTCTGCACGAATTTGTAATAAAGTTTCAAAAGTTGTAGTCTTTGCAGCAGGTGCAAACGTAGCACCATTTACAGTAGTTGTTAGAGTGCTACTACTATCAGCAATTCCTTCCAATTGAGCAGCAGTAGAAACAGCAGATTTGCCAAAATCAATACCACCTCTATTAGTAAACTCGTTTGCGGCATTTTGATTAAGTAAAGGAAAACCTGTAGTTGGATCAACTTCAACCAATCCAATAAAGATTGAATTAGCAGCCAATGGTTGCGATTGAGATAAAATAACTAAAATATCTTCATTGCCACAAAGCATCTGTTTGGATAAAATCCAATGCTCTGCACTAGGAACAACTCCCATAGTTACTGTCAAACCAGAGCCGGCAACAGCGTGTGTAATACCAGTAACGCCAGTACCAATAGCACCTTGCGCTGTTACGCCAGAACCACCCGGCGGAATACCATACAAACCACTTTGAGTAACAGCACCCAAACCACCGTCGTAAACGTCCCATTTAAGCGGATCGAGTACAGAACCGCCAAAATCATCAGAAATATAAGTTCTAAGCGAAGTATTTTGCGGAACACCTTCCCCAATGGGATCGATATAGAGTTTTTGTTGGGCTCCAGTAACATCACCTAGAGCTACAAGCTGATTACCAGCAGTATCAAATTTAGCCATCGGCTATTGACCTTCCGTAGGAGCGGCCCAACCGGTCTGCGCGGGGGGAGCGTTCGGATCAGAAGGGGCCGCGCCGAGGCTAGGAGCCGGCGCAGGCGGCTTCTCGTCCTTTTGGGCACCCTTACCAACCTTGGGCGGCTTTTCGTCCCCAGGCGACGGAATTTCGCGCGGACCAAACTCGTCAGGATGCTCGTTCTGATAAGTTTCCATCATTTCACTAAGCAGTTGCTTTTCACCATCGCTTAGAGTTTCGAAAAGCTTCTTACACTTAATAGATAATTCAAAGATGTGTTGAACTTTATCAGTTTTATCTTCAAAACCTAAAACTTCATGTTCCGAAGTAAGATTTTCTTCTTCAATATACATAAATCCACTATCGTTACCTTCAACGACAGGATGAGCAACTTTAACTAAAGCCATTTTGATTTTCCTTTTATACAATAAAGGGGCCAAGCTAAAAGCTCAACCCCTTCGTTTGCAGCGTCTTTAACTATTAGTCCGCAGACAGAATAGCGATGTGTTCAGCCTTAGTAACACCAACACCCCAAGCTGCAGAAATTTCATACTGCATTTGGCGATATTGCGGATACATAGCAATTTCAAATGCAAAGCCAGTACGAGGATCAACAATAGTAGAACGATCAACAGCCAAGTCGCCGCCATCAGGTAAAGCCGGAAGGCGAGCAAACAAAGCAAGTGCGGCTTTATTGAAACCCACATTACGATTGCCAGAAGCTTTGATCGAAACGCCTTGAGCAGAAGCAGGTAAAGCTTGCTGCAAACCAGGAAGCGCTAAAGTAATAGCACCGCCAGCAGCAAGAGAGGCAATGCCAGTATTAACAACATACTGATTAGGATCGCCAGCAAACTTAACAATATCGCCAGCAATAATAGTACCAGTACCAGCGGCGGCTAAGTTGATGACAGTAGCGCCTTTGGTATAACCAGCAGTATTAGTAGTAGGAGAACCAGCAAGAGTACCAATTGCAGGCGCAACAACTTGAGCACTTTCACGAATTTGGAAACCGTGAATATCAAGCAATGTACCTTGGCGAAGCATAGTCGTATCAGCAGCTTCGTTAGCCTTGGTCAACTGAGTAAGGGTCCGCATAGCGGCACCTTCAGTAGTACCAATAACCATTTGCAAGTCAGACAACGGAGAACCGTTATCAGACAAAACCTTACGAAGATTGGCAGGATCAGCAAGATTGGTAGAAAACAGAGTGCTAGACGCCGGGCTAACAGCGCGAGAAGCGCCTAAAGCCGCAGCAACAGCAAGATCGCTTTCCATAAAGTTAGTTAAAGTACGGATAGCTTGAGCACATTGTTGAACAAAGATCGGACGTTGACCCGGACCGTTGTTATTCACACCGCGAGTATCTTCACCATTCCAGCGGATCGGAACACGTTGAGCGCGAGTAATGGTAAAAGGCAAATTGCCAATAGTCTGATCACCATCGTTCGGCGGAGTAACACCGGGAGTGATGGCAGTAGAAGTAGCAGCAGGCGCAACAAACGACATAACAGTTTGGCCAACAGCGGCGCGAGCAACACTAGTATCAAGAGTACAAGCCGGAATAAAACCGACCAATTCGCGAGAAACAACATCAAGCGCTTCGTAAAGCGTAGGAATAAGACCAGTTAAAGTATTAGACATTTCAATTTTGACCTTCGGGTTAGTCTGTTAAGACAGCGCCCTTACTAAGATCGCCGGCATAAGCACCAGGATTAGCTTCGTAAGCAGCGCGCGAGATTTGTTTAGTACCAGCAGAAATAGTTTGATTTGCGCCTCGCGCACCGGTTCCGCCATTAGCGGGAGCCGAAACATAGTGCTTACCTTCGTCGCCTTGCGACCATTCTTTGATATAATCACCTAGTGATTTATCACCAACAACAGCAATTCTTTTACCATCAACGTCTTTAAGAGCAACGTTTTCAGCTAAAAGCTTTTTAACCGCAGGAATAAACGGCGCGGCAACATTATGTGCCGTTAACGCCTCTGTTAAGCCATTATCAACAAGAAGAGTTTTAACAATACCGGCTTCACTTTCTAAATTAGTTTTAGTTTCATTAAGTTCTTTATTAACCAACTTAAGAGATTTATTAGCTTCTTTTAACTCTGTTTGATTTTTCTCAAGAGCTTCCTCCAATCGCGCCACTTCTTTTGCATCTGTTTGTCCCTCTTGAGCTTTCTTGAGCTTTCCAAGAAGTTCAATGTTCTTGTCTTTGAGACCCTGAATGTCTTGCTCATGTTCAGTAGCCTGTTCAGCAAGAGCCACTTTAATCAAATCAGCAACAATCTTTTTATCAGCAGCATCGGTAGGATCGTAAGCCATTTTAGTATTCCCCTTGGGAGTAAGGCCCTAGGCCTTGTCAAAAATTACGGTTGGATTGCTTCGGTCGAGTTGTCAAGCGCCTGTTGATTTGTTCTTAGGATTTTCTAAGCCTGGATTGCTTGGCGCTTCAGTAATTAGCTTTGGTTGACCAGTTGCAGGATCAATTTGAGGCATTAAAGCTTTAGATGCGTCAGCAGCTTCTTGTTTTTCTTTAGCAGCTTGAGTTTGATGTTCTTCAAAAGTTACTTCAGCTTCAATCAAATCAGCACGTTGGAATAAATCAAACAATTCTTCTTGAGTAAGAGCATTTGCTTGAAGAGCTTGTACATACGCAGTTAAAGTAGGACCATCAATTGCAACAGGTAAGAAATCACGATTTAATTCATAATTAATATCGGCTTCGTTGGTTGTTGCATCTGCCCACATTGAGAACCAAGTTAGGCATTTTTCTAAACCTAACGAAACGGCAAGTGAAATTGATGATAAAATACTATTTTCGCCAACTTTACTCATAGCTGTAGTAAAAGCTGTTTCTGGAGCTTTCTTTTCTTCAGCAAGCATTTTGGCCCCAAGTGTAGCCATCATACCTTCTTTGCGATCCATATTGCTTTCTAGTGTGGATAAACCACCACCAGTAAATTCAATATAACCAGCTTTTGCATCAGGATTAGATAGAACAAGTGCAGATTGAGAACCTAGATAAATTTGAGCAGGTGTTCCATCTTCATTCAGCGGGTTCATACCTGCAACCCAAAGCATCGGTAATGCAGTAAAATGACAACCGTGTTCATAGTCAGCACTTGTTCTATAGTGCGACAAATTGACATCAACTAAGTCTAAGATAGGGGGTTCGTCAAAATCTGCATTTGTGCCATCTGGACAGATAAACATAAATGGAATATAGTTTAGATTTTGTCCGTTCATTACTGGATAAAGATCAGAACCAATTTGAATATCTTTTCCATCTTTATCATCAATTTGAAAAATTCTAACTCTGTAAATATTCTGATTATCTAAATCAAGAACACGATATTGAGCTTTTTGTTTATTAGTCCATTGATCTTCAGCAATAGTTACAAATTCTTGCAATACAACTTTAGAAAGAACGGTTTCATTATTTAAAGTTGTAAAGTCCCAATTAAGAATATTTTCAGCAGTATACGTTTGCATAGACGGACGCAAACCCATTTTCTGAACATTGGCCACGGTTAAAGGTGCATCATCATTAGTTTGAGATTGTGGGTAATCAATAAGAATGCCAATACGCCCAACTTCAATAACTTCATTTACTGTTTTACGACTAAACACATCAAAAGTAGTTCCAGCCATATCTACATTTTTAAGTAGATTTGTAACATTATCTGAAACTTGAATAGTTGCAGGCTTGCGAAAAATCATACCAACCATAGCTGATACAGTACGAGCAGTAGCATTGTAGAAATTAGCTCGCATCACATAGCTATTATAATCTTTTACAGATTGTTGGCTAAGCAAAGGTAAATATAAAACACCTTTACTTTTTACCTGATCACTACCAGCAACAACATCTCTACAACGTGTCCATTGAACATAATCGTTGTTGTAACCTTCATAAGTAGTACGCACACCTTTTTGGCCAGCTAAGCCAGAAAGCGGAGAAGTATTTATCGAAGGAACCATCTAAATACCTGTAACTTTAATATGAGATGCATTATGACGAACAACAGGATAACGATTAGTAATAAAATAACCACCAGCATCGACAGAATGGTCTAAACCAGAAGTCTTATCGGGTTCACCATTCTTATCGTAAGCTTGTTGTTCAAGACCTGTAGTAAAAGATGGGCATTTATCAACATTAACTTTTAAACGACGGACATTTTTATTAGAACAAATCATCGCATTTACTGACAAAACACGATCACGAACTAACGGATTTGCCGGATTATGTATAACTATAAAATTAGCACTTTTTAATAAACTAATATCAGATTCACTAGCGTTATTAGATTTACGAGCATTGCCAGAAGCATCTGGATATATAAAAATTTGTCTATTAGGATAACGCTGTTTAAGCATTACAATTAAAGTAGGTGTATCAAATACTTTAGTAAGTTCATCAATGGCAATCGGTTCGTTATTACGTATAACGAAAATAACACTTGCCATATTAGCAACATTAAAATCTTGGCCGATATGGATCGGTTCGCCATCTTGTAACGTTTCAGTAGTACCATTTAAAATTCTATCAAATTGAGGATAAACAGAACCAGAAGTTAAGTTTACAAACTCACCATTAATATAAGCTTCAATTAAATTTGAAGGATACAAAGCCAATAAGTCAGCGATATAATCAGCAGGCAAATTCCTAAGATTACTATACGTCGATGCTTTAATGATTTTGTATTGTTCATCTGGCGGTGCTTTCTTCCATAGTTCATAAACAAATCTGAAACCTTCAGGTGTAGTTCCAACAGCAATAGTATTTGAAATTTCAGCTTCGATTATTTTATTTGTAGCAAGATCAAGTTTCTTTTTCTTTTGTCGATTACGAGCAACTACTTTTTGCCAAACAAGTTTAGCGTCTGGAGTTTTTAAAGTATCTAATTCATCAACTAAACTGTCAGCAACCTCATAACCCACAATACGTGCCGGATTATCCATTGTTCGAAAAAGCATATCTCCAGCGCCTTCAAACATAATGCGCGGTTTTGTACCTGTTCTGGATTTATACGGCAAACCTAAGTCTTCAAGTTTTTCCTCAAATCTTGGAAAACCAATAGTTGAAACTAGATCATAAGTTGGTAAGTAATAAGCAATATCGTTATATGGAAATTCATATTTTAACTTTAAAGCACGATTAATTAAAGCTTCTGTTTTACCACTGCCAAAACCACCAACGAATGCAGGATAACGCCAAGGTGAAGTTACAAGCTCAAATTGAGGTTTACTAAGTTCAATTAATCTAGGTTCAGTCATCTTGATACCTAGTAAATGTAAACACAGGTAATTGTTTTGGAGTATTATCAGTAGTCTTTTTATCTACTTGTTTAATAATTTCACCTTCAATTTGAGCATGTAATTCAAGTGCCTTTAAACGTTCTCTAGCGCTTTCGTTAATATCAGAATAAATAGTTTTTAAGATCAACAAACGTTCTTCACGACTATCCAAATTACTATTCTTAGGAACATTTATTTCACGATCAATTTTATCTAATAATTCTAGATCAGAACCCCAATGTTGAGCAGCAGCAAATGCGCGCGTTGGTTCTCTAAGTTCTCTAAAAATATAAGTACAAACTTCATAAGTAGAATATTTGGCACGCCACTTCGCCATAAGACGAACAAACTCAGACTTTAGAGCTTGTTCATCTTCATCTTCAAAAATCAATACTGGCGAAAATGTCTCGGACATACTGTAACGCTAACCGCGTTTGGCGTTTAAGTAAACTGACTTTAATGCGGTGTAGTGGGACACATTTTCAACCACACTGAATTGTTCGGAGCGACTTGGTTAATTGTATCTAAAGTATCGGTTCTACTAAGTTTTACGAATTTAAACGATGTGCAAAAAGCAGCATTAGTCGCGGAAATTGGAGTCGGAACCGGGTTTAAGTGCTGACAGGCTAGCAGCGGTGTAAGGCACAAAACCAGCCCTAGCGATTTGAGCCGTTTGAATAACTGCATTGGCTTGACTTTCACTTGCAAGAGCTTGTTGAGAAGCTCCAAGTTGAATAGCAGTAGTTGTTGCAGCATTTTGGCTGAACCAGCTTTTCGCCAGTCCAGCCAAAACAGTAGCAACAAACGAAAGTATTGTTGCTAACATTTGAATTTAAGAATTAGAAGAAGTAGCAACACCAGCGCGAATAAACGCACCAAGCAAAGCAGTAATGCCAAGTTGTACAGCTTGAGCTAAACTATCTTGACCACTTGCATACAAAGCAACTGCACCGACAATACCAGCCGCAGCAGTAATATAAGTCTTATAACCAGACAGAACGTTCATTTTTCACCTATTTAAATAAGTTGAGATTGAGCCGCATTAACAGCAGCAACATCTGCACTATCACCATTATTCACAGTATTTTGCAAAGTAGTAATAGTATTGTTAGCATCGGTCAATTGTTGCGTCAAAGTAGCAACTTGAGCCGAAAGTGGATCGTTAGCAATTTGCGCTTGAAGTTGAGTCACTTGAGCATTTGCAGCATCAAGTTGAGTTTGAATAGCAGCAACGGCATTTGCCTTTGAAGTATTCGCAGCAGCAACTAAATTATTAATAGCAGTTTGCATATCAGGCGTCATATTATCAAATCCTTGCAAGGGTTGAGTTTGAACTAAAGAAATTCCATGAACAAACCTAGGATTTTTTCGTTCATAGAAGTATAGAGCTAACGCAATTGCGAATACAAAAACGCAGCCTATTACAATTCCCACAATAATAAGCGTCAAATGTGGGGAAATTCCGAATTTTTGACCGATCGTATATAATCCGCCAAGTAAAGTTGCAGCTAAAGTAAGATGAACACCATCTCTAGCTCTAGAAAGTTGTTGTTGATCAGGTTCTTTATGAACTGCTAAAGTATTTGGTGCAATTTCAGTTAAATCAATAGTTGCAACAGCTTTATTTACATCTTGTAAGTGCCAAAGTGCAACTTCTGCACTTCGCCTATTCACTAAACCTTTACACACTTCAAGTTGTTTAGTTTTTGGATTGCGAACATGAGTAAATTTCATCATTTCGCCAGGAACTTGATCAAACTTATAAGTATTTATAAGTTTCCAAATTGTCCAAGTAGGATTTGCACCAACATTAAATGAAAATGCAATTAAAGCAGCTTGTTCATGATCAGGCATTTTAAGAATAGCATTATCAGAAATGCATTTGTATAGTTGTTTGCAAGTAGTATTTATATTAAAATCTAAATCACTATCAGCAACTTCTGGAGTAATTTCCATTCCCATACGAACACTGTGAGTATTTCCATAACCATCAGTAGGAATACCAGCACTGTCAAGGTACGGAACTGAACGATAACTTTCAACTTTCTTTAAAAAAGCTTTAGCAAGTAACTTTGCCTGTACTGTAAACATTGTTATTATCCTATGATGAATTTATTCAAAGCAATTAGGAAATGCCAAACAAACGGCAAACTAAATCCAATGATTTTCCAGCAACCAGTTATTGCGCCAAATGCACCAGCAACTGTAATAAACATTTTAAACAATGCTTCTTTTTGTCCCATTAATATGAATGGTTTGTGTTTTGGGTCTTCAGTTATAAAACTTGTTTGCAAACTACCTACAGTTGTTTTAATTTCTTCAACTGACTTTTTTATAAGTTTTTGATTACGAATTGATTGTTTACTTTGATTTTGCAACGTTAGAAGATTTTTAGCTGTAAAAGTACGATGTTCTTCTAAACAAGCATGTAATTGATCAAGACCCTGTGCAATATCCGATATAGTCGGATTATCAGGTAATGGTTTCATTATAGCCATTATTTGCACTTCATGACAAAAGAAAAGCCTCTAACCAACGTCCGTGAAACGTCAGCTAGAGGCTTTTCCCTCGCAACCTGCCGGGATCACACCGTAGCGTTAGGGTGCGTCGCTCGGCTTGTCAACAACGCTCGTCTCAATACCTAATTTCTTATTTTTCAAAACACCATGAAAAGTTTTAAGATAACGAGGTCTATCGGTTTGTTTGTCATTATAATTGATTACATATTCTTCAACTATATCATCAGTTTCAACTTTAAATACAGTTACTTTTATAAAACACTTGTTCGACATTTGATCTCCATAACTTCAAACTTATTGTATAAATAATACACACCAAGCATTTCACAAATTTCTATTACAGCACTTATTGCATTTTTATGTTTGCGAATAAATGGACCATGATAGCGTTCCACTTTAATCAACCAAGCATTTGTATATGTTGGTCTTTGTTTTGTAAGTTTTCTCATAACTTATCTTTTCCACTATATCTTGTTTGTGGACCGCGACCAATCTTTTGATTACCTAAACCAACTTGTTCGCGGTATAACAATCTATCTATTTCATATTGTTTTTGTTTTTCGTTTTGTTCGCGTTTGAAGTCTTCAATTGTTTTAGTCAAAGTTTATTCTCCAACCTTCAATCCAAGTTGATTTTGGTTCAATATCATTAAGATAACTAATTTCAACTTGTGGGTGAATTACAACATCTTGTATTCTATACATTATACCAGTAATCACATATACAAACGAATGATCATCAACTTTACAACTTGAACCAATTTTATTAACCCACTCTGCTTGCGTTAGTTTATTAATCACTATAATTTCCCCAAGTATTGAAGGATTGTATCGCGAGCATCTTGCCAACCATAACAAACAACAACTTTATAACCTTGTTGTTCAAGTTTATCAAAAACTTCATTTTGTTTACTTGAAGTTATACCAACTTTTGGTTTCTTCATTTCAATGAATAAACCATTATATTCAATAATAGCACCTTGTTCTAAAAATGCCGGAACCGGCAACATCAAATCAGGAACGCCAGCTTTAACGCCTTCAGCTTTTGCTCTAGCGCCACGTATTGCATCACCGTGACCTTGATTATGAATAGCAAATAATAGTTCAAGTTCAGGAATTGAAGATTGTAAATTATCTCTATTCCATAAAGCTGCACCTTTTATTGTATAACTACTATCTTGATTTGCAGAATGAACACCATGCTTTGCACACATATTAGCCCAAGCAAATAAAGCTCGTTGATGTGCGTGTTCGCTACCAGATTTGGCTAGTTGATCAGGCGTCATTTTTTCACCTTACCAATTAAGAACAACAAACCAGCAGTTTGAATGAAAAATACAATTACCATCAAAGCAATAAATACACCTTGACCAGTAACAACATTTTCTAATGATTTAACTTGAAGTGCTAATGTCAGTTGACTGTCTAAAATTGCTTGAGTATCCATTATTTAAAATCCTCTGATTTAGTTCCAAACAACTCATGTAATGACATAGCTGTTTGAACATTATTTTCAAGATCATCTAAATCTAATTCTTTAGCAAATACTTCATCTTCAATAAGTATTTGTTTTGTTTGATGAAGTATTAGATGACTTACATTATATTGAATGTCTTGTTCAAAACAAATAATTTGATGTAACAATTCACATTCATTACATTTGAAACTAATACGATAAGGTTTGTCTTTCATTGTTTTACCTTTGTTTGCCCACATTAAGCGGCAAGCGAATTTAGCACGTCTCGCGACCGACGCCAAACGAAACCTAATTTTCTAAATAGTTATAGTTTGAGCACTAACAATAGCAGCAATTCAAATACTACAGTATTTCCCAATGTCTATGGGCAAATGTCTATAAAATTGTTAAAGAGAAATAGGCCGATTAAACCCCTATTTTCCCTCTACTTACTTAATAAATATAATAAATATAATCTTTAATACAGTAAGTATTTCTCTTAATTTATCAATTGAACAATCATTTCAAAGCATAATTTCAAAGTTCCAACAATTCAATCATTTCAAATTTATTTAAAATCTATTTATATCCCCTTTTTTCATTTATCCATTAGATTAGATTATACCCGATTTCCTCAACGATTTCAGACACTTACGGGTTTAATGGCCATTACTCTTTAATATCGTTTGACCATTTCATAGACATTCGCCTACAACACAAGCCCTTGCGAAAGGAATAACATGGCAAATACTGATCCAAAATACCCAATAATTGAAACTCCACCTAATGCTTTTGATAATGTGGGTAAAAGAAAGAAGAAATATCCTTTTGATGATCTTTCTATTGGTCAATCGTTTATTATTGACAAACCTGATGTAAATAGAGCTACTTACATTACGCTTTGTTATCGTAACAGTGTTGATGGTAAAAAATTCACAGTCTTTACCGTTCCTGGAAATACTAGATATATTGCAATTGGAAGGCTTAAATAATGCAACGTCGTAAAGTTCAAACTGAAGAAATTATTCAACACACTCAAAACATAAAGCTTGATGCAGCTATTATGTTTTTTGGTTTAGTGCGTAATCAAATGCCTGAATATGGGCCAATGTTGTCGAGAGTGTTTGGCGTTAAACCGCGTCACATTATTGACCGCTCGTTGTGGCTTCAAACGCAACCGGAGGATTATACGCAATTGGTTGCTGAATATATGGTAGGTCAAATGTTATCTTGTAACTTGGCTGATTTTTACGCTGGCGTTAAAAATGATATTCCTATCGAAGTTCCAGACGTTGCCTCACAAGAACGTGATAAAAACTTCAATTAATAGGCTTGACGCTCTTAGAGCCAATTAGAGCGCGCTACAGGGGTTTTGATGGTGCTCGGCCATGTTGGTACGAAAAAACTTCTCGAAGGTCTGTAGCGCGTTTTCCTATTTTGTTCCGTTGAAAAACTCTCACACATTATAAGGGACAAACTTTTTTCAAAAAAATTTTGGTTTGGGGCTTGCTTTGATTTTTGAAATGATGTTTATGTTGATTGTCAGCGACGCAAGTGACTTCGGTCCCCGCCACTGACCAAGCGGCTCTTAGGAACGCGCTGGAACAGGTACCGGATTTGGATCGGTGCATCTTCCTTGCGGAACTGGTTTAGAGCGTTTGCTAAACCCCGGTGACAAACTCCCATATGACATACGCTTAGACGTG